CGTTCGCGACGGCAAACGACCAGTTCACGTTCTTCGCGGACGGCACGATTGGCGGCCAGTACGACTGGATCGATTCGTACATCAACCAGATCTGGCTGACCAACCAGTTCCAGCTTTCGATCATGGTCGGGCTCACGGTCGCGAAGTCCGTGCCGTACAACGGCGTCGGCGACGCGCAGATCGAGGCATGGCTGATGGACGACATCACGCAGGGCGTCAACTTTGGCGCGATCCGCGAAGGCATCCAACTGGGCAGCGATCAGATCCAGGAGGCCAACATGGCCGCCGGCCTGAAGATCGATACGGTCCTGTCGTCGCGCGGCTGGTACCTGCAGGCTCTAGCCTCGAAGGCTACTCCCCAGACGCGCGCCGCACGCCAATCGCCGCCGTGCAAGTTCTGGTACATGGACGGAGGTTCAGTGCAGATGCTGAACCTCGCATCCGTCATGGTGCAGTAATGCGAAAGGTCTGCACTCGCTGCCAGATCGCGAAACCGGTGAGTGAGTTTTCGCCGTGCAAGCGCTATCGCGACGGCTTGTTTTGCTATTGCAAAGCTTGCGATCGCGCTCGGATCGCAGAACGGCGTGCCGCTGACCCGGCGCGCGCGAAGGAAATTTCCGCGCGAACGGTCGAAAAACATCGTGATGCAATCAATGCACATAAGCGCGCGCGTCGTGCCGCAAACCCGGTGGCTTCGAAGCTTCAACGCAAGCTGCAATACCAGAAGCACAAGGCAAAAGAAAATGCTGCCTCGCGTGCCTATAAGGCGGTCAATCGTGATTCGATCCGACAGAAGCGCGCAGATGATTACTGGCGCGATCCGGAGACCGCGCGAGCGAAGCAAATGGCATGGCGTCGCGCGAATCCCGAGGCGGCCCGCGCGTGGCGCATGGCACGCATCGCTGCCGGCAAGAACGCGACACCCGTATGGGCCGACCTCGACGCGGTCAAGCTGGCGTATGTCGCTGCTGATTTTTTGATGCAGGTGACGGGTGATTGGTACGAAGTCGATCACGTCGTGCCCTTGCAGGGTGCAATTGGTCGCAAACATGTCGTATGCGGCCTGCACATCGGCTACAACCTTCAGGTGATCGAGCGCAGCGCAAATCGCCGTAAATCGAATCAAACGTGGCCGGACATGCCCGGCAGAGAGGCTTGATATGTCAGGAACGATTACCAGCGCCAACAGCGTGATCATGCTCGCGGCCGGCTCCATCTTCCCGGTGGCACAGCAGATTCAGGGCTACGCCGCCGAGGACATCTTCGATACCGACGACGTCGAAATGGCCGAGGTGTCGCTCGGCCTCGATGGCAAGCAGTCGTACGGCTATGTGCCATACAACATCAAGTGGCGCCTGACGCTGCAGCCGAACTCCGATTCGATCCTCGTCTTCGACGCCGTGATCACCGCCGAGAACGTGCTGCGAGACAAAATGCAGTGGTCGGGTGTCGTGACGCTGCCGGGCATCAGCAAGAAATTCACGATGGTCAACGGCGTGCTGACGCGCGGGAAGCCGATCCCCGATGCGAAGAAGGTGCTCCAGCCGCAGACCTACGAAATCACCTGGGAGAAGGTGCTGCCGGCACCGATGTGACATGCCACGGAAAACGACCAACTTCACCGCGACGGACGGTCGCGACGACGGGAAGCGATTCCTGATCACAGAGATGCCGGCGTCGCAGTCGGAGGAGTGGGCGGCGCGCGCGCTGTTCGCTGCGATGAGCTGTGGCGTCGAGATCCCGGACGACGTTGCGGCCGCCGGGCTGGCCGGTGTCGCTGCAGTCGGCATCAAGGCGCTCGGCCGCGTGCCGTTCGAGCTCGTGAAGCCGCTGTTCGACGAGATGATGGGCTGCGTGCAGTACGAGTTCGAGCCCGGCCGTCCCGGCGGCGCGCGCGCGCTGATCGAGACGGACATCGAGGAAGTCGCGACGCGGCTGAAGCTCCGGAAGGCGGTGCTCGACCTGCACCTCGAGGGTTTTCTCGGCGCCGCCCCATCGAAGCAGGCTTCTGGGGCGGCGGAAGCGGCAAACGCCTGATCGCGTATCCCAACGTGCCGCGCTCGATCGGCGCGGTCGTTTCCCGACGGCTCGCCACGCTGCACGAACTGCAGACGGTGTACGGACAGGATGACCTGCATGACCTGCTCGAAATAATCGTCGTCGACAGCCACAACGAACGCGTCGCGACGGAGGAAAGGAGAAACTGACCGTGGCGACTATCGTAGATGCGCTGGTAGTGACCCTCGGCTTCGATCTGGCCGCGTTCAAGCGCGGCAAGGCCGAGGCCGGCGCAGCCACGAAGAAGCTCAGCGCCGAAGAACTGGCCGCCGCCAAGGAGATCGAGCAGCGCAACAAAAAGGCCGCCGAATCCTTCCGCAGCATCCGCAATGAGGTGCTCGCGCTCGTCGCGCTTTTTACAGCCGGCCTTGGCATCAAGGCGTTCACCGAACAGACGATCCAGAGTTCCATTGCCACTGGTCAGCTTGCTCGCGATCTCGGCATGGTCCCGGGGCAGGTGCGTGCAGTCGAGCAGGCTTTCGACCGTCTCGGCGCATCAAGCGGGGATGCCGATGAGGCTCTGAAGGGCATTCAGGAGCAGGCAGCGAAGCTGAAAAACGGTCAGCTCGACGAACGTCTCTCGGCGTATCTCCTGAATGCGAGCCGAGCCGGTGTCAGCGCTGACGTGCATGATGCCAATGACCCAATCAAGAAACTGGAGCGCGATGCCGAAATCGCGCAGCGTTTGGCGCAAACGCAGGGGCGGGGCTTCGCTATTCTGGCGATGCAGCAGGAGGGATATAGCCGTGCAATGGCGGATGCCCTCATGCGTGGGCCGGCCGCATTGCGCGCGGAAGTGCAACGCCAGCAACGGCTGAATCAGCTTTCGCAGGATGAAACCGATCGCCTGCGCGCCCTCGACAATCGCTGGAAGGATTTCAAATCGGGGCTCGAAATGACCGGGCAGCGCATCGTGATTGCGCTCGAGCCGGCGTTCAATGTTGTCGTCGGGTTGCTCAATCGAATGTCCGATTGGTTCGCGGCGCACGCCGACCAGATCGGTACGCAGGTAAAGGATTTGGCGGATCGATTTGCCGCATGGATCTCGGGAATTGATTGGGACAAGGTAATCAACGATGTGAAAGCTTTCTTCACGCAACTCGACAAGGCTGTCGAATCGCTCGGCGGATGGAAGACGGTCCTCATCGCTTTGGCTGGCCTGAAGCTGCTTTCGATGGCGTCCGGCGTGCTATCGCTGGCCGGCGCACTGTTCAAGCTCGGCGGCGCGCTCGGCGGCGTGAGCACGGCGGGCGCGAGCGCGCTGCCGATCATCGGGCGCCTGCTCGGCATCGCCGGGCTCGCGCTGTACAGCCAGGGGCTCAACGAAGGCGAGGATAAGACGCGCCTCACGCAACCCGGCGACACGTGGGATGGCGACCCGGTCGGCAAGGCGCGCGCGGCTGCGAATAGCGGCTCGCTCGACGATCGACGCCGCTACCTCGCCGGCCGCATGAAGGAGGCCGGATATTCCGATGTAGCGATCGCCGGGACGATTGGCAGCCTGATGCAGGAGAGCAAACTCGATCCGACGGCAGTGAACAAGACGTCCGGCGCCGCGGGCATCGCGCAATGGCTCGGCCCGCGCGCGCGGCAGTTCGAAAAGCAGTTCGGGCACAGCCTCGCGCAGTCGACCTTCGGTGAGCAGGTCGACTTCATGCTGTGGGAGCTGAAAAACACCGAGAAGCAGGCCGACCAGCGCCTCCGGATGGCGAAGACTGCGGATGCGGCTGCCGAGATCCACTCGCGCGAGTACGAGCGGCCGGGCGCGGCGGAAGCGAACATCGCGCGGCGCCAGCAGTACGCGCGCGAGGTGTTCGCCGGGCTCGGCCAGGCGAACGCCTCGCAGATCGCACAGCAGACCGCCGCTGCAGTCGCGCCGGCGGCCGGCAACACGACAACGACGAGTACGAATTCGTCCGAGGCGCACATCGGAAACGTGAACATTTATACACAGTCGACGGACGCGCCCGGCATTGCACGCGATTTTGCGAGGCATACGAAGGCGCAGTTCATGCTGCCGCAGGCCAACACCGGATTGAGCTGACATGCCGCTGCCGAATCTTTCCGTTCCCGCCTTCCCGAACGTGCCGAACCTGCCCGGCGTGCCGCCGCTTATCCGCGCGCCTGGAGAGTCTCTCGGCTCGTTTGCGATCTCGTTGATCACGACGGACGCGATCGGGCTGCTGGAAGGGCTGCTCGCGCCCGTGTGGGGCATCTTCGACGAGTTCGGTGCGCCGCTGGCTGTCGCCGACACCGCTTTGAGCGTCGAGTACCGCGGAGATTCGCGCATCTCGAAGTACCCGCAGGAGCAGGGCGGCTTCGCCGACTACAACAAGGTGCAGATGCCGTACAACGCCCGCGTGCAGCTGGTGTGCGGCGGCAGCGATACGCGCCGCGCAGCGTTCCTGTCGGCGATCGAGGCTGCGAAGCAGTCGACCATGCTGTTCACCGTGATCACGCCGGACGCGACATACGAGAACGCGAACGTCGTCGCGTACGACTATCGCCGCACGTCGAAGAACGGTGTGACGATGGTCGTCGCGGAGCTGTATCTCGAAGAGGTGCGGCAGACGGTCGTCGCACAGTTTGCGAACACGCAGAACTCCGCGTCGCAGGATTCGGCCAGCCTCGGCCAGGTGCAGGGGCAGACGCCGACCGCGGCGCAGTCGGGTCTGTTCGGCCCGGTGTCGGTGACGACTGGCGTCGGCGGGGTGCAGTGATGCTGATCCTACCCGTTGTTGCGAAGCCCGCGCAGAACTTCAGCGTGCTGCTCGCTGGCCAGAACTGCCAGATCTCGGTCTACCAGAAGACGACCGGCATGTACCTTGACCTGTCCGTCAACAACGCGCGAATCAAGAGTGGCATCGTCTGCCGCGACCGCGTGCTGCTGATCCGGCATGCGTACCTCGGCTTTATCGGCGACCTGACGTTCTTCGACACGCAGGGCGTCGACGATCCGGAATACGCGGGACTCGGCGCGCGCTGGCAGCTCGTCTACCTCGAAGCGGGAGACCTCGCATGAGCTTCACGCGCAAACGTCTGGATGTGACGATTTCGCTCGGTACCGGTGCGTTCGGAGAGGACGGCTCGAATACGGTGACGCTCACCGGATTGAGGGTGCAGGCGATGATCCAAGCTGCGCCGGCTCCCTCAATGCCCGCCATTCAGTTGCGCATCTATGGGTTGCCAGACGCGATGCTGAATCAGCTTACGGCTGTTGGGCTCGTCAATGCGGGCGCGCGCTTCAACAACACGATTCTGCTGGCCGCTGGCGATGATGAATCGGGTATGACCACGGTCTATAACGGTGGAATCAGCGAGTCATGGGAGGACTTTTCGGGCGTTCCGGATGCTGTACTGAACGTGATTGGTATGGCGGGGCTCGCAGCATCCCTGAAGCCGGTCGGCGCTCTCAGTTACGTGGGTGCGGTCGACGTCGCATCGATCATGCAGGAGCTCGCGAACACGATGGGTCTTACGTTCGAGAACAACGGCGTGCAGGTGCAACTCTCGAATCCATATTTTCCAGGAACGGCGCTCGCGCAAGCGCGGGCATGCGCTGCTGCAGCCGACATCTACTTCACGATCGACCGCGACACGCTCGCAATCTGGCCGAAGAATGGCTTTCGCCAAAGCAAAGGCGATACCCCGATCGTCTCGCCGGAGACAGGGATGATCGGCTACCCGGTCGTATCGAGCAACGGAATCATAGTCGCAACAGCCTTCAATCCTGACATCGTCCCCGGCGGCTCGATTCAGGTATCCAGCTCTCGAAAAATTGCATGCGGGAAATGGTTCGTGACCGGGGTGACGCACTACCTAGAGAGCGAAACCCCGGACGGCCAATGGTCCACTCGCATCGAAGGAAAGCCGCCATATGTCTGATCTTCAAACGAACAGCTATCAGGGTGCGCTTTCGCAGCGTGATTCAGCGTCAGAGTACAACGCGCAATCGTTCCTCGTCTGGCAGATCCTTCGCACGATCTCCGGCGCGCGCCTGGTGGAGGTGAAGGCCGTCACGAACGCCGGCAGCGTCTCGCCGGTCGGCTTCGTCGACGTGCTGCCGCTCGTGAACCAGCTCGACGGATCCGACAACGCGATGCCGCACGGCGTGATCCACAACCTGCCGTACTTCCGCCTGCAGGGCGGCGCGAACGCAGTGATCATCGATCCGCAGATCGGCGACATTGGTGTCGCGATCGTCGAAGACCGCGACATCTCGTCGATAAAGGCGAACCGCGGCCCCGCGAACCCCGGCTCGAAGCGCATCTTTGACATGGCCGACGGCCTGTATCTCGGCGGATTCCTGAACGGCGCGCCGAGCCAGTACGTCCGCTTCTCGGCGTCAGGTATCGAAATCGTGTCGCCGACGCAGATCCGCATGGCCGCGCCCACGATCGTGCTGCAGGCCGACAACACCATCGGCCTGACGGCCGGCAGCCAGATCACGAACTCCGCGCCGGCAGTGGAAATCGACGGCCAGATGACTCAGGGCGAAGGGCCGCTCGGCGGCAACGCGTCGATGCAGGGACCGCTCACCGTCGTCAACGACGTTACCGCGCAAGGCACGAGCGTGCACACGCACAAGCACGGCGGCGTGCAGACTGGCGGCGGAAACACGGGAGTACCGATCTGATGCCCTCAACGCTTCTCCTCGATCAAACCACGTGGGACCTCTGCCTCGACGCCTACGGGAACATCGCGGTCGCGGCCGAGCCGTATGCGATCGCTCAGGACGTCGCGAGCGCCGTGCGCACGTTCCGCGGTGAGTGTTGGTACGACACGTCGGTCGGCGTCCCGTACTGGCAAGACATTCTCGGCAAGCGGCCGCCGCTGCCGCTCATCAAGAAGGACATCGTGACGGAGGCGCGCCGCGTGTTCGGCGTGCAGTCCGCGCAGTGC